AAGCACTGGCAGTAGCCAATAAAGATATGCACCTGATGGTGTTTCATCCAGACTACGATGCAGAAGAAGCAGGTCTGGACTTTTTAGTAGATGATGTAACAGATGAAAATTTAGAGTACTGCATGGTATTTGTGCAGAAACTATCTTTACTAGATGATGCATCATTAAGTTTAGAAAAGTCGGGATACTACCAGCACTTTCCTGATGATGTTTATGAATCACTCGTGCTGGACAGACGGAGACTTCGCAATGGCGGGTAAAGCAAAAGCAGCAAAGAAAATGATGCGTGGTGGTGTTGCCAAGAAGAAGATGCGTGGCGGTGGCATGGCTAAGATGGCGCAGAAGAAAATGATGCGTGGCGGTATGGCTAAGAAAAAGATGATGCGTGGTGGCGCAGTAAAGAAGAAGTAATGAAGCGTACAGTAATTAAATACTTAGGATGGGCATTGCTCTATATGGGCAAGCCCTTTACCTGCATAGGCAACTGGTTATGGAAGCTACACCGCAAAGTGTTAGATTGGAATAATTAATGCCTGTACTAGGTCCAAGTAACTTTCATACCCACTCTACCTCATTGACCACTACCAATGATACTGATTGCTATGTTGTGCCTAATAACTTCTCATCGCATGTAGAACACTTCTTTATTAGTAATAATAACTCAAGTAATGTGACATATACATTAAAGTTCTACCACAAAGATGATAATACTACACATACGCTGCTAGATGGACATACAGCAACAAGCAAGGGCATGGAGTCTATCTTTACTATTGATAAACCGTTTTATATGCATGAAGGTGACAAGTTGATTGTGGCAGCAGGTACTGCTAACCAACTAGTTGCATCTGTAAGTGCAGAAGAGTTTTATGACCCTAACCGATAAGGAGACAGGAGATGGCACGTGTCTCTACACCCCCAAAGAAAAAAACCTCACCGCCTAAAAAGAAAACAAAATCGTCTGGAAAAGCTAGTAGCAAGAAAAATACTAAAACGAAGAGCAAAAGTAGAGTTAATGAAGCTGGCAACTACACTAAGCCAGAGTTAAGAAAAAGATTGTTTAATAGAATTAAAGCTGGTAGCAAGGGTGGTAAGCCCGGTCAGTGGTCAGCACGTAAAGCACAGATGCTTGCGTTGGCATATAAAAAAGCAGGTGGTGGTTATAAAACCTAATGCCTACAAAATTAAATGAAAACACAGAAGTTGCATTACCTCTTCGTAATATTATTAGTATGGTTGCTGCAGCTTCACTTGCAACATGGGCTTACTTTGGTTTGATTGAGAGGCTGAACACACTAGAGACAAACCAGACCATGATGCAGTCTGACTTGGAACAGAACACAGAGTTTCGTATAAAGTGGCCTCGTGGCGAAATGGGCAGCTTACCTGCTGACAGCGAACAGTTCATGTTGATTGAACATCTTGCTGACCAGCTAGATGAACTAACATCACAGATTGATGAGGGTCGTGCGCCACATGACCAACAGCAAAAGTTAACACTGGAGTTTTATGAAAAACGTATTAGTGCAATAGAAGCTAGACTAGAGATAATGAGAAACGGAAAAGATGGTGACTGAGACAATTACACTAATACTATATCTTTCCGGCAGCGTAGCGGAGCATACTGCTTTTGAAAAGCTATCTAAGTGTTTAAAAGCTAAACGCACCATCGAAAGAAATTTATACAAAGACACGGGTACAGTAAGGTACTCTTGTGAAAATAAAACAGTTGAAATTAGCAAAGGTCCAGACGGTAAGAATTACATCGTAAAGATTGTGGAGTAGCAAATGTTAGCAGAAATAGCAGCAGCTAATGCGGCATTTGCAGCAATCAAGATGGCTATCAGTAATGGACGTGAGATAGCTGACGTTGCATCACAAGTAGGGAAGTATGTAAATGCTACAGAAGACCTACGCAAAAAGGGTGAGAAGAAAAAACGTGGTGCTGGCGGTGCAGACTTAGAAGAGTTTATGCACCTTGAAAAACTAAAGCAGCAGGAAGAAGAACTGAAGCAGCTTATGATATACACAGGAAGAGCCGGGCTATGGCATGATTGGATAAAGTTTCAAGCACAGGCACGTAAAGATAGATTAGCTGCCGCAGAAGCCCGTAGGCGGCAGATACAGCATTGGATTGAAATAGGTACTATATCTATTTTGTGTATAGTAGGATTGTTTGGTGTAGCTGCCTTAGTTGCTTGGGCAATGTATTTGAAAGGCACAATGTAATGACACTTAAAGGACCACAGAAAAGTCTGAAGGCATGGACAAAGCAAAAGTGGAGTACTAAAAGTGGGAAGCCGTCTAGTAAAACTGGAGAACGGTACTTACCTGCTGCGGCTATCAAAGCGTTGTCACCGCAGGAGTATGCGGCTACCACAAGTGCTAAGCGAAAAGGAACTGCTGCTGGTAAGCAATTCGTCAAGCAGCCTAAAGCGATACAAAAGAAAACAGCCAAATTCAGAAGAGGCGTATAATGTTAACAGCACTGATAGGGCCAGCGACTGAACTGATTGGTAAGTTTGTTGAAGACAAAGACCAGAAGAATAAGCTAGCACACGAAATAGCTACTATGGCAGAACGCCATGCACAAGAGTTAGCCAAAGGGCAGTTAGCTGTAAACGCAGAGGAAGCCAAGCATAGAAATATCTTTGTAGCTGGTTGGAGACCGTTTATCGGGTGGACATGTGGGATTGCGTTAATGGCGCACTTTCTTTTATTTCCGTCAGCAGATGTGATTACAGCATACCTTGGATACCCCCCTGTAGCATACCCTGCTTTTGATATGGATAGCTTGATGACTATTCTACTTGGGATGCTAGGGCTTGGTGGAATGCGTTCATTTGAAAAGTACAAGAAGCTGACTAAATAATGGCTGATTGGTTTAACAAGTATCTGCGAATAAACATCACAGCAAAGCTGACTATGATTGCTAGTGTTGTAATGTCGTGGCGATGTGCTGAGTGGTTCATGCACCTAGAAGACCCAACAACAGCGCAGTCAGCTTTTGTGTCTGTTATAATGGGTGTTATGACAGGTATCTATGGCCTGTATCTAGGCAGAGAAGCAAAGGGCAAGTAAATGAAATATATTCGCACACACTTAATTAAACAGCTTGTTCAAAGCGAAGGTCTACGCCTTGAAGTCTATCAGGATACTTTGGGCATAGATACTATTGGCGTGGGCAGAAATTTAGAAGACCGTGGCATTACTACAGAAGAGTTAAATGTTATGGACTTCCCTAACATAGAAGCAGTGTACGAACACGGTATTACAGAAACGGATGCTGCATATCTATTAGAGAATGACGTACAGATAGTTGAGGAAGAACTGGTAAAAGCGCACCCTTGCGTAACCAGCTTAGACTCTGTACGTCAACTTGTACTGGTAGACATGGCATTTAATATGGGTGTGCCTCGCCTACGCCAGTTTAAAAAAATGTGGGCTGCTATCCACGAGGAAGATTTTCGCACTGCCGCAAAAGAAATGCTTGACAGCAGGTGGGCAATTCAGGTAAAATCACGTAGTCACAAGTTGGCACATGCTATGCATCACGGAGAGTTAAAGTAATGGCTTATATTGAAAATGGCGTAGTATACGCAGGTACATATAAAAAGGGTTCTTCAAGAAAAAGATTGAGGCAAGCAACAGAAAAAGACTATTCTAACTCCAGTATAAAAAAAGTAAGTCCACCTGTAAGTGAAACACTTAAAGGTGCTGCAAGTTCAGCAGCAAGTGCTATTGGCAGTCTTTTTTCAAGTGACGATAAAAATAAAAAGAAAGAAGAAAGTCTAATGTCTAAAATAGGATTTAGCAAAGGTGGTTACACAGGCAAGTCTCGTATAGGCCATACTGACTATCGTTTCAATAAAGGTGGTATGGTTATGTCATCTACAAATAAAATGAAAAAGAAATAATGGCTAGAGAACTAAACGAAAGACAGCAGAAGTTTCTTGAAGTCCTCTTTGAGGACGCTGGCGGTGACGTAGTTGCCGCTAAGAAACTGGCAGGGTATTCAGAGTCCACTGCCACAACTGCAATTGTAAAAGGTCTCAAGGAAGAGATATTGGAAGCAACGCAGATGTATATGGCACGTAATGCACCAAAGGCTGCTATGGCTGTAACAGGCGCACTGTACGACCCAACTGAACTAGGTATTCGTGACAAGATGGCAGCGGCTAAAGAACTGCTTGACCGCACAGGTCTGATTAAAACTGAGAAGGTACAAGTAGAAGCCGCAGGTGGTGTGATGCTTATGCCAGCCAAAGCTAAAGTAGAGGACGAAGACTAGTGGCTGAAGTAAAGTGGAAAAGGTTAAGTTATGGTCGTGGTTTATACACCCATAACGCAGATGGAGACATGATTACTATAGAGCCTTCCGATGACCAGAAAGGTATGTGGACTTCTGGTGGAAGATATTCTGAGCGATTAGGTGATTTGAAAGCCGAAATAACTCAATTGCTTAAGGAAGGCGGTTCTGGTTATAGTTCTGGAGGTTTAGCAATAAAAAAGTACGTAAATCCAGTTACTATAACAGACAATCGCAAAAACAAATGACTAGAAGCATAGGGCAGTGGAAACTTCCACAGCCAACAGATATTAAAGACGAAAACGAATGGGTACAGATACCACGCATTGCACGTACTGTACCATTTGGTTACAAGCAGAATGAAGAAGACCCCGACATTCT